ACTTTTGGCATTTGCTTCTTCTTCCTTTTCGATATGCTCTTTTAATAGTGACAAGTAAATCTCTCGCTCATAGGGCAACATATTTTCAATTTCCGATAAACTGTAATTGAAATGCGTCATCATACCAAAGTTCGTCTTATAATGGTTGATCAATGAATCGTGAGAGAGGCCTATGTAAAAAAATTATTAAGGCCGACGATTTCTCTGCTATATTCGTGTTGACATTTAATACATGTGTATTTCATATCAACTTTAATTGATGGTACTTTTTCAAAGAATTCAGCGATCTTAGCAAACTGTGAAGAGCGAAGACTATCAACGAATGCTACAACTTCTTTCTTACCTTCCTGTTTGCAATCAAATACTTCATCAGGAGTATAGATGCTTACCATGCAGTTAATAATCATTTCATACACGTTCTCAACATCTGAGTTATTGGCGTTGTGAGCAACATCATCAATACGTGGGTAACGTAACACCACACCAATTTCGTCTTCTTCAGAAACGATAATCCGCATAGCTTTAGCATCAGCTAATTCTTGGGTTAGTTCAACTTCGGCCAAGTTAATATCAACTTCGTTTACAGTATCACATTCTGTACATTTGGTTGCAACCAGTGCAACATCACCAACACTCTTACAGCGAAGGTTCAAGAATAGAGTTTCTATATCAAAAGTAGTGAGGTCGTTGACGTCAACGCCTTCGGTCCTTATACATTCAGTCAGCAACCGCTTAGTCTGAATTGTAATTTGCTTTTGATTATCACTCTGCATTGCAAGCATTAAGTTTTTCTCTTGCAGAACAGTATATGGTACATATTCTATTTCTTTATTCAAACTCGGTACTAATGCTGAATAACGTATCTCTGAAATCTTGGGTAAAGCCATTTTATATTCTCCGGATCATGATCATAATAATTAATAATATAACTTTATTTATATAAATTTAAAAGGGGCTTTTAATACCCTTAGTAAACGTACTAGCTTTTTGTGCTAATGTAGATCCATCTGGAAGGCCTAATGCACCGAAACCAGTACTAACCATACTTGTGTTGCTTTTAAGCAGACCTTGAGGTATGAACTTATCATATGCGAATGTGACGTCAAACTTTTGAAACTCACTTCCGCCTTGGTCAAACTCCATAGCAGTCATAATAGTTGGAAACGCTTTTTGAAATTTATAACTATAGGTTGGTATATGTTTCTCGTTTAACTGAGATACGACAATATCAACTGCATAACTATCTTTATAGTTAGTAATATGGTTGTCAACATTCACTATACCAGTCATCCAATTATCAAACAGTTTCTTAATAAAGTAGTCATTTGGTACTATAAAGCTAATAGTTAAATCTTCTTGAATAACGGTATATGGAAATTTATTAACAACGCCTGTTGTTTGATACTCAAATGTAGGGATATTCCATGATGGAAATGCAGCGCGAGAAGCAAATAGAGCTATATCCCGTGGGTCATTTACAAGGTTTCTTATGTCAAAGTCACCAGCAATTATGTTGCCGATTATATCCGGAGCATTTAGGTTAAGCAGCGTAGCTGAAGGCGGTGAAAACACAACCTGAAACCTGTTCTGGGTTGCCATACCACCATGCTTTGATATTCCAGCCTTAAGCGCATCAATATTCCCGGCGCCGTATACTAACTGAGCAGCCTTTCCTGCTACATCACTAATCTTGCCTTGTACTTTATCTATTATGTCAATAGCCATCGATATTCCTTATGGTTTCCGGTAAATACGTATTGATTCACGCCAAATGCTTGCTTTGTTTTTAACTTTTCTAAAGTCTTCTGTTGGTAAAAATACAGCGGTTTCCCACAGAGCTCTTGGTACTAGTGCTAGGTTAGTCTTAATGTTAGCCATTCTGTAGCGTTTAACACATGGCTCGAACGCTTTATACTTACGCACTGATTTTAACAGGTCATAGCTAATTCTGTTTAGCTTAATTGATTCTCTACTGCCTAACACTTGCAACATATCGAGTAAGTTTGCTCGGTCGTAATAATTAAGATAATGCAAGTTAAGGCCGAGGAACCCTGGAAATGGTTTCTTATACGCTCCAATCGGTATGACTAATGGAAACCTGTCATAGTATGGTATCGTTAACTTAGTCTCAGGCATATAGATAAACATCATCATAGAGCCTTTGATCGGATTAGACTTAGACGTATGCTCTGGCTGACCTAAAAGCTGTCGATCGCCCGGAAGAGGATCAGTTAATCTCTCGACTTCGGCCTCAAACCATTTAACACTTTTTTTACTTAAGGTAGCGTCACTATATATGCCCTGCGCCTCGGCCACTTTCTCGTACATTGTCATTATTTTTTTAGCGGCCATAGTATATATTTATACAAGTTTAAAACTAAGTTAACAGTTTAATACCTTTTGATTTTAACGTAAACTCTGTCCATATCTCAAATTTGACATTGTTCTTTTTAGCAAAGGCAGTTGCGGCGCGCCATTTGCTGTCATTCTTAGCAAATGCTAAGCATTCTGCAAGATATGATTTTGATTTGCGCTTAGGGACTTTAGGCATCCGTGTCTGTTTATCGGGCTTTATTTCAACTAACACTATACTTCCGTTAGTATACTCTATACAAAGATCCATATGATATTTGTGCCTTCGTTTATCTGTAGCACATATATAAGGTATAATAACACCCTCGCTATTCCACGCTTTAATCTTGTCGTTTTCTTCGCAAAATTTAAATGCCTGTTTTTCCCAAAGTGACCGAAATATAACATTATTCGGATCACCGTTATATTTCTCAGGTTTGGTTATAGGGAACTTACCCTTGTATGTTTTTCGCATAATATAGTCCAATTTTTATTGTGTATAAATAACTATATAAATTAATTATAAACGTCATAAAGGTATTTATACAATGAATTCACTAGGATTCCCTTCTCATATACGCCAAGACATTGCTGATAATAAACCATATGTTAAATTCTCTATTCCAATAGACCCTGCGAATGTAATCGAGGCCGATGTCCGTCAAGTGATATTATTCATGCCTGATGATGTGGGCGTAGTTGATGGTTCGAACTACGAAGGCGTCGAGTTAGGCTTATCCAATGCTATTAAGGCCCTTAAGAATAAAACCAGTCAAATTAGCAATGCCGATCTTGCAGTCGCGAGTATTAAAGTTCTCGACTTAATATCAACCCCTTTATCTGATCTTGCACCTGCCAAGGCATTAGGGATAAGTAACAGGGTAGCGTTTAATCCACAAAGTGCAATGCAGTTCAAAGGTGTTAACGCGCGAGAATACTCTTTTACGTATATATTAGTTGCTAGCAACGAGGCCGAATCAGTTATTATGATGCAGATCGAGAACTTTTTTAGAAAATACTTATATCCGCAAGCCGTCGGCACGTGGAGTGTTAAGTACCCGCCTATCTTCCGCGTTGATTTCGAGATAGCAGGTAGGCGAAACGAATTTTATCCTATGTATTACGATTCATTTTTAAATGGCGTGACTACAGTTATGAACCCTAACGGTCGCGCGTTTTTTGCAAATGGTGCACCAACTTCAGTGAGCATTACATTAGCATTTTCTGAGTCGAAAAAACTAACGCGGGAAGTGTTGTATAGTGGCAGCGGCCTAAAGTACAATACAACAGAAAGTGGAATGAATCCAACGCTGCCAGCAGGCGATTTATCTGGAGTGAGCCGCGACGGCGTTGACGCCATTAAAACATATGCCGATACCGGTGAGTGACCTATGAGCTATTTTAAACAGTTTCCTAACGTACCTTATGACTTACTTGGCAATGGTGCTATTCAAAACGTTGTTGATTTGCATCGTTCAGTTCGCCCTGTCGCGCACTACCTTGATACTATCACAGAGTATGCATACTATTCAATATCTGATGGCGAGCGGCCGGATATTGTATCGCAAAGGTTATATGACAACCCTGAATACTATTGGACATTTTTCATAGTCAACGACTTTTTAGCTGATGGCCTTCCAGCATGGCCGATGTCACAGCAGCAGCTAAAGCTCTACATTAGAGATAACTTTGAACAAGGTGATAAGGGGTACGGCGATTACTATTCGGGCTACCTCGGCAGCGGTGTTGGGCAAGGCAATAGCACAACAATTATAACTAAGCCGGAAGTCAAACCAGACGGGACTTATCAAAACAACATTAATTCAAACGGGCCGGGAGATACAACTTCATTTGTAGTCGGCGAGAAAGTTACAAATGGTAGTGCTGGTTGGGGCGCTTCAACTATTCAGGGCACTATAACACAAATCAACATTGATATGAATCAAATTGTTGTACAGTCAAACCTGCAGGGGGCAAGAATTATAGATGATAAATATTATGCAGCTTCCTACTACCCGTCATTTACAAACGGCTCAATTGTCAAAAGCGTACTTAGCAATAAAATTGTGTCTGCTTATAAGGTTTATCCTACGGCCGAAGCACCATTCTATTACTACAGAGACGATGATCTAATTAACATGCGCCCTGCGACCTGCCCTGAGTTCTTTGGTGAGATTGACGGAACTAACACAATCAATGAAATGCCATTCGTATCACACAGACAACATGCTATATCGCAAAACGACGAACGCTCAAAGATACGAGTGATTTCGGCTGAATATATTGAACAGTTCGCTGCAGAATATATGAGACTAATAAATATCTAGGAATTATAGATGAGTAATACT